CAAGATGATCAAGGCAGATCCCAACATCCCTCCTCAGGAGATTGTCCGTAGATACGCGCTAGGTGGCGTTGAGAACCCTCAGTGGAAGAAGGAATTCTCCACAGCCCTCTTCAACATTGGTGAGGTAAACATTGATGCCAGCGGCAAGCCCGTTGGTCAGCTCATGCCAGCCACCATCGAGGCCTTGGATAAGTTCGCGCTAGTCCGTCAGGTGTCTGAAGGTTATGCAAGGGATCTCGCAGGTGGTGAACAGAACTACGAGCGCCTCGCTCACATCCAAGCTCTCCGTGAGGAAGGCATTGGTGACACCAACCTAGCGGCTGCTCTGGTCAACCAGAAGGCACGAAGAAATCTCCCCGCAAAGGTTTGGGGTAACATTCAGGATTCCGTGGCTACGGAGCTTGAGAAGGTTACAAATCCAGGGATCTTCACAGGAAGGTTCTGGGGTGAAGTGTTCCGGCTGGAAATGGGCAATGCTGAGAAGAATGTCCTCCCGATCAAAAACTCGATCAGGTCGCTTGCAGAAACCTATCTGGCTGCTGGTGTTGCTAGCAGTGGTGAGAAAGCTGTCAAGATGGCTGCGGACTATTATGCTCGTCCTGAAGTTACCACTCAGATTAACAACACCTTGTACCTGAACAAGGATCTCCCTGACCTGCCTCCGGGTGTGGATAGGGCCTCTTGGTTTAGCAAGGCTATGGATGGTGTGGTTGGTACAAAGCTCAAAGGGATGGGTATTGGCTACAGCAGGTCTGATCTGACGCTAATTCCTCAGCAGGGTGGAAATGCACCATACATGATTTCCCTCCGTGGTCAGCCTACCGGAATGTTTGTCACCAAGAAGGAACTCAAAGATTGGGTTCAGACCGAGATCGACAAGGAAGACAGTGCTCTGGTTCAGCAGAACAAGAAGCAGAATTCCAAACAGACCTATAGCCCAAAGATAAACCAAGGTAACCCAGCAGCCACCTCTCCATTCGAGAGCGAGGCAATCTCTGAGCAGCTCAGGAGAGATCAACGGCAACGAAAGTAAAATATGGCAGAAGCTGATAATGTAAAGAAGTTCCTAGATTTCTTGGGACGAGCTGAAGGGGCAGAGTACGACACGATTGTCGGCAGCACCCAGCGGAATCCAAAGAAGTTCTCGGACTTCTCTAAGCATCCGGGGGTTGTTGGGCTGGTCACCAAGGACGGCCCTAGCACTGCCGCTGGTAAATACCAAATCACCAAGACTACCTATGATGACTTTGCGAAGAGACTGGGCATTACGGACTTCTCGCCTCAGAGTCAGGATAGGATTGCCCTAGCAATTATTCAAAAGGAAGGAGCACTCGATGATGTGAAGGCTGGTCGTTACGATCAAGCCATCTCAAAATTGGGTGGCCGGTGGGCGAGCCTTCCGAGTTCCCCCTACAGGCAGTCAAAGAGAACGCCTGAATGGGTTGCTAAAGAACTTAACAACCCAACCCCAGTCCCTGCCCCAAGTCTCCAAGGAACAATCACTGACCCTTCCAGCCTGGTTCCTACCCAGTCTGTCAGCCAGTCTGATCTGCTTATGGATGATCTCCGAAAGGAGGAGAAGTATGGTGGAGTTGTCAACTCAATTACCCAGATCCCCCAAGCTATCAGCTACGGGTTTCAGAACGAGAACAACGCCTACAACTTCGTTGTGGAACAGGGTGCGGCAAAGGCTGACCCAAGCTTCGTCCTGACCAAAGAGAAGTTTCAAGCAGCATACGAAGGGTTGCCTGAGGACCACAAGGGATACATAGCCCAAGCTGTTTCAGATGATGACCTGGCTCGTCGCCGTGGCAGAGTTGAGTCTGCTGTCCAGCGTCAGACTGAGCTGGGCAAGATGGGTGTTGTTGGCTTTGCCGGTACGATGGCAGGTACTCTGCTGGATGTAGATACATTGCTTACAGCAGTCCCCATTCTGGGCGAAGGCACAATGCTCTACAAGGGTGGTCGCATTGCCAATGCCGTAAGGACTGGCCTTGCAGCCGGAGCTACCAATGCTGGCAGTGAGTATGTCTTTGGTCAGTACCGTCCTACGGCCACGGACTCAGACATCTATCTGGGTGCTCTCTTTGGTCTAGGCTTTGGTGGTGCAATTGGTGCTGCCAGAAAGCCTTTCTCAGACGCTTCCAAGGGCGCTGTGGATACCAATGATGCACTCGCAAGATGGGCGCAGAAGGAATCCAGTAAGATCCAGCAACAGGAGATTGCTGAAGCTGGGATGACCACCACCACGGCTGGCAAGAAGATCCTAGATCCTGAACTGCGCGATGACCCGCTGGTCGATGTAGATACATTGGGTACACGGGAAGAAGTTCCTCCGATATTCGAGAGGACAACCCGTGGGGTCAACAGAGAAGCAACTATTGGATCTGCCGCTAGAGGAACCTTACGCGCCCGTGAAGCAGGGTCTGCTGCCAAGGTATTAGATGATATCGCCTCGGCTGGCACTGAGGAAGAGAAGCTCTTTGCTTCCCGTCTTCGCCAGCAGATTGCCGATGATGTGAATGTCTATGAGGTTCCCAAGAAGGATCTCTATCAGGGTAGCCGTCCGTACTACGACCCTAACAACCATGCTATCTACGTTGCCAAGGATACATCTCCTTCCGTCAGGCTTCATGAGATCGCCCATGCGGTGACCGTGCATAAGCTGGACTATGGCCTTAAGAACCTAGACACGGCCCACGGCAAGCTTTCGCAAGAGATCCAGCAGCTCCACAAGCTGGCTCAAGCAGAGGCTAAGAAGCAGGGCTTTAAGAGTTACTATCTGAAGGACATCTACGAATTCACCGCTGGCCTCTATGGTGGTGGTGCTACCCGTGAGAAGTTCGTTGACTTCATGTCCAAGATCAAGGTTGATGACGGAGATACCCTCCTCAGCAAATTTGTGGATGCAGTCCGCAAGATCCTCGGCATGGACGGTAAGGAAACAAATGCGTTCCTGAAGTCCCTGAACCTGACTGACAAGCTGGTCGATACCAAGCTCAATGTCACTCTCCGTAATGTCTCATCCCTAGGGGATGTGAACATGCGCTATCCGTCTGGCTCCAAGTCGTTCCGGATGGCTGAGGGTGAGGATGCAGACTTCTATCCCGACCCTAAGAGTGTCCCTGAGGGCTTCTGGCAGGGTCCAGCATACGAAAACTACTTCAATCGAGAGTGGGTTCCTAACGAGGTCAAGAGCTTCGTCAGGAAGATCTTTGGCTCCACCACGGGCTATAAGGATCACTCGGTAGTCGAGCAATCGGCGATGGATCAGAAGAAGGCCTTGGCTGGGCAGTGGACTAACCAGTTCGCTAAGACTGTCCAACCGGCTATCCGTGAGTTCCTTGAGGACATGAATGTTCCGTACCTCAAGAAAACTGAGGCATTGGAGCAGTGGAACGAGTCGCTGGGTGACTACATCCGTGGTGTACCTGGAGACTACCATCCGACTGTCAAGAAGGTTGGCGATGAGTGGCGTAGGCTGTCTAAGGATGTGGTGGATCACATCAACAACCCCGGCAAGTTCAATGGGGATGTCAAGCGTGGCCTGACACAGCGAGAGATCGCTGATGATCAGGGTAACACCACCATGACTGATCCACTGGCTTACAACGATAACTACCTGCCCCGTATCCCTGATACCTACAAGATCGCTAACATGATCTCGCAGTTTGGTAGGGAGACGGTAGAGACCTTCATTGGAAAGATGTTCAAGTCAGCCAATGCTGATCTGGACGATGATATGATCCCGAAGCTGGGCAAGTGGTATCTGGCAACCATTGAGGATGCCAAGGTAAACCGTGCTGCTGATCTGCTGGACAACCAGCTCCGTGGTTTTGATGATGTCGGGTTCAAGGACTCGCTCATCAAGATTGGCGGGCTGACCCCTGATCAGGCTGACAGGATCATTGCTGGGATGCGCCCGAAGAAAGGCACAGATGCCGGGATGCTGAATAGCAATCTGAAGCGTCGATCCCTGCTAGATGAGACCTACTCTGAGAAGTTGATGATGAAGAATGGGGGCATCCATGAGATGTCCTACAAGGATCTTTTCGATACCGATACGGTAGGAACCATCAACCAGTACTTCACGAAGCAAGCTGGCTCTATCGCATTGGCAAACCACACTGGTCTGTACAATGTGAAGGATGTCAAGAAGACCATTGCCGAGATCACTAGCCGTGAGTTCGGTAGCCAGGTTAATGACGAGCAGCTCACCAAGATGCGAGGACATCTGCAAGACATTCTCGATCTAACTCTTGGTCGCCCCTTGGAGCAGTTCACGACATTCAACAAGTCACTGCAAATGGTGGCTGACTACAACGTCCTGACCAAGGCTGGTCTGTTCGTTCTGAACCAGATCACGGAACTCTCTCAGATCCTCGGCTCTCCGATGCAGAAGTCAATTCTAAAGTCTGTCCCTGAGCTGAACAAGCTCATTCGAGATGCTAAGACTGGGAAGGTGAACAACGAGACGATTGATGCCTTGGAGAACCTCTCTGGTGGTCCTGGCACTCAGCTCCTGAGGGATAACCCTCTCACCCCTAACCGCACCTTTGTACGGGAAAAGGGTGACTCCAAGTTTAATCAATGGCTTGACTCGGCAGATAACATTCTGAAGCGAGGAACCCACAACCTGTTCAAGTTCACAGGGATGACTGGGGTTACTATCATGCAGCAACGTATGGTGGCAACGGCCTTTGTAAACCACATGGTCGATCATGCTGTGAATGCCAAGAAGATTGGCTACTCGGCTGATCGACTGGCTTGGATGGGTCTCGGTGAGGGAGATACCAAGGCTGTCATGGATGGCATCCGCAAGTACCACAAGGCTGGCGAAGGTCGGCTGGGTACAGTGGATTTCAACACATGGGCCAAGGATGATCCTAAAAGCTTCTCTAAGTTCATCGTGGCGTATCAACGGGAGTCGGCAAGGATTGTTCAAGAGAACGATCTGGCCTCCATGGTTCCTATCATGGGCAGGTCTGTTGGTCAGGTTCTGTTCCAGTTTATGGGGTTCCCGCTCCAGGCTTGGAACAAGTCTATGCTGTTCGCAGCTAACCACATGGACACCCACACTCTGAACACTGTCATATATGCAGTTGGCATGAACATGCTGATGTACACAGGCAGGGTGCAGATGGCGATGGTCGGCATGTCGGCTGATGAGAAACGGAAGTACGCTGAAGAGCGTCTGTCCACTCAGAAGATCCTTCTCAATGCCGTTGGCCGTATTCCACAGCTCTCCGTCCTACCTAACATGTTTGATACCGTATCTCCTGTTCCACTCTTCAGTGGCATGAGAACTTCTACGGACCTCACGGACTTTGTGAGTGGTAACCCTACGATCTCCACGATTAGCGGGTTCCTGAACATGGGTAAGAAGATAGCCAGGAATGCAGCGTCTGATGAATATCAAACGACAGAGAGGGACATTCGTACATGGATGCGCTTGGCACCTCTGAATAACGTCATGGGCGTTAATAACATCCTCAACTCAGTAGCTGCTGACTACCCAAGTCAGGAGAAACAGTCTGAGTAACATAGCCCCCAGAGAGATCTGGGGGTTTTCTTTTGGAGATTACCAAAGTGGCTTACAGTTATGTGCGATATGAGGGAGATGGGTCGAATACCAGTTTCGCCTTCACCTTTCCTTACATTGACCAGAGCCATGTGAAGGTTCGTGTCAATGGTGTCCTGACGAGCTACACTTGGCTAAGCGCTTATACCGTTACGGTGTCCCCTGCTCCAGCTATTGGTGCTGTTGTAGAGGTACGAAGGGAGACACCTAAAGAAACAGCTCCGGTTGACTTCACAGACGGCTCAGTGCTGCTTGAGAGTCAGCTCGATCTCATCACGAATTTCAACCTTTACTCCGCTCAGGAGGCATTGGATGCCGCTGAGGGTTCTCTTACAGAGGACTCCACAGGCAACTACAATGCTGGCAATAAACGAATTACGAATCTGGCAGCTCCAGTTAATCCTGGTGATGCTGTCAACAAACAGACCCTGATCTATGAGTACCCCAATGTCACCGTAGTCGCTGACAATGTCGCTGATGTGGATGTTGTTGCAGCAGACCTTGGTGGTGCAAGGCTGTATGAGGCTGATCTAGGGTCGATCACTGCACCAATCTCAAGCATTCCCATTGGTAGCTCAAAGATTACCACGGTAGCCGATAACATAGCTTCGGTTAATACCGCTGCTGCTAACATTGTCGCTATTCAGAATGCTCCAACGAGTGCTTCAAATGCTGCTGCATCTGCCAGTACAGCTACTACCCAAGCCGGTATTGCTACCACTCAGGCTGGGATAGCCACTACGAAGGCTGGAGAGGCTGCAACCTCCGCAACTAATGCGTCGAATAGTGCCTCAAACGCCGCAACATCAGCGTCGAATGCACTGACATCTGAGAATAATGCAGAGGCTGCTGAACTATCAGCCAATGACTGGGCAACCAAGACCTCAAGCCCTGTCGCTGGTGGGGAATACTCAGCCAAATACCATGCCCAACAGGCCTCCACGAGTGCGTCTAACGCTCTATCCAGTGCCAACAATGCGTCAGCAGCTCAGGTAGCCGCAGAGGCAGCTAGGGACTCAACCCTGACGGCCTTCGATAACTTCGATGACCGCTATCTTGGAGCTAAGACCAGCGACCCCTCAGTGGATAACGATGGCAATGCCCTGATTGCAGGTACTCTGTACTTCAATAGCACTGGTGGCTTTATGAAGGTCTACACAGGTTCTGTGTGGGTCGATGCCTACGCTGCCGGTACGAGCTTCTTAGCTAAGGCCAACAACCTTTCTGATCTCACTAATGCAGCCACAGCCAGGTCTAATCTGGGATTGGCTACAGTGGCATCTACAGGTGCCTACAGTGATCTCTCTGGTCGCCCAACACTTGGGTCTTTGGCAGCAAAAAGCACGGTTGAATCTGCCGATCTGGCTGCAACACTTGACTTAGGAATACTCTAAATGCCTACAGCACTTCAATTGCGGAGGGGTACTACCTCTCAGCACTCCTCATTCACGGGAGCTAACGGTGAAGTCACAGTAGATACCACCAAAAAGACAGCCGTGGTTCACGATGGGACTACAGCAGGTGGTGTCCCCTTGGCTACTGAGGCACAGGTTAATGCTCGTGTACGCACAGATACCAATGCCCAAGGCCTCAATGCTACCCAGCAGCTCAATGCTAGAACGAATATAGCTGCCCCTGCTGCATCCGATGTGGTCGCTAAGACCGGCGATACGATGACCGGGGATCTGCTGATCAACTCCACAGGTCGTCTACGGATTCCTGTAGGTACCACAGGTCAACGCCCAGGTACTCCGAACAAGGGTGATCTCCGCTTCAATGATACCGCTCTGGAGTTCGAGGGGTACAACGGGACAGCCTGGGGAGCCATTGGTGGTGGAGGTGGTGCTGCTGGTACCGCAGGTAATGCTGTCTTCTATGAGAACGATCAGCAGGTGACCAATAGCTACACCATCACCACAAACAAGAATGCTCTCTCAGCGGGGCCAGTCACGATTAACAACGGGGTGACCGTAACGATCCCCAACGGTTCTGTATGGACGATTGTATAAATGAGCACAATTAAAGCTAAGTTTATTTCGGCTCCTATCAATGGAGCCACGGTTGAGCCTCTGGTTCTCCAGACGAATAACATTGATAGAGCCGTGGTTGATTCTAATGGCAACGTGGGAATTGGCCTGTCCCCTGATGGTTCCTCAATCTTACAGGTTAAGGCAGGAACTACTGCCCTCGCTCCATTAAAGCTTACCTCTGGCTCTCTGCAATCTGCCGCTTCTGCCGGTGCTATTGAGTATGATGGCCGCGTTTTCTATGGGACTCCTCAAGGAACCCAGCGAGGGATTGTTTCTGGAGCACAGTTCTTTCGACTAAATTCAAACCTTGTAGGAGCTAACGTCAACACAGCGCAAAGCGTGTTTGGTGTAGGCGTTACGTTGTCAGCAGGTACGGTATATGCGTTTGAAGCGGTTTACGGTTTAAGTAAATCTGCTGGCGCAACTGCCCATAATTTAGGGTTTGGGTTTGGTGGGACAGCCACTGTTAACAACATACTGTATGAAACAGTAGGCAGCTTTATTTTAAGTGCAAATTTATCCGGCACCCTTCGTACTGACGCATCGTATCCTATTGGCTCGGTTGCAAACTCTACTGCAAATACAAATGTTTACACTAGTGCTGCTGGCGCGGCGCTTTCATGGGTATACATTATTCGCGGCACAATTTCAATTAACACAGGTGGGACTTTAATCCCGCAGTACACCTTATCGGCAGCACCGGGCGGCGCATATAGCACGGTAGCAGGTAGCTATTTCTCGATCTACCCAATTGGTGCATCTGGGGCGAACACTAGTGTTGGTACATGGGCATAAGGACTCATTATGACTATAGGACTTAAAGCAAACAATGACGGCTCCGGGGCTATTCAGGTCAATGGGGTCGATAGGGCAACTGTGGATACCAATGGTGTACTTACAGTCCCCGCAGGTATCTCCGTACCTAATTCTTTTGGCTTCAAGAACCGCATCATTAACGGTGGGATGGTGATCGACCAGCGGAATAACGGGGCGAGTGTTACGCCAACAGCAGGTCAATACACGCTGGATCGCTGGCAGCTAGGAATTACCGTGTCTTCAAAAGTGTCGGTTCAACAAAATGCAGGCTCTGTCACCCCGCCTACTGGATTTTCTAACTATCTCGGTGTCACGTCGACATCGGCATATTCCCTTGTTGCCGGAGATCGCATCGGCTTGTTTCAGCCGATTGAAGGTTTCAATACCGCCGATCTTGGATGGGGGGCTGTCGGAGCACAATCGATCACCATGTCGTTTTGGGTACGTTCCAGTTTGACGGGAACCTTTGGTGGCGTTGTTGCTAATGGTGCGTATAACCGTGCGTATGTTTATTCGTACACTATAAATGCAGCGAACACTTGGGAATACAAAACTGTCACTATTCCCGGTGACACTACAGGCTCTTGGCTGACAAATAACTCAACCGGAATTGCGGTTTCTTGGGCTGTCGGTGTGCATTCGGGATTGCAGGGCACTCCGGGTTCTTGGAGCGGTACGGCGGCATTTGCCCCAACTGGTCAAGTAAACGTTGCTGGAACCAACGGCGCAACCTTCTACATCACAGGCGTACAACTAGAAAAAGGCAGCACAGCCACCAGCTTTGACTACAGGCCGTATGGTACGGAGTTGCAGTTGTGTCAGCGTTACTTTGAGATGTCCTACGATATTGGAACGGCTATTGGGTCTGTAGGCAGTCTTGGGATGTTTTCATCAATTAGGTCTAACGGCCTTGGCGGCACATCATTAGGATTTAAGGTAACAAAAAGAGCAGTTCCAACAGTAACGGCATATTCGCCAGCAACGGGAACGGCCGGAACTGGGCGTGATTATGGTGCGGGTACAGAAAGAGCGGTAACTCTTGAGTCAGTTGGATCGTCCACATTTACTATAGTGATGGGTGCGGCTGCGGTTAGCGCAGCTTTTGGTATTCAATGGGCTGCTGCAATAGAACTATGAGGCTGAAATGTACAAACTAATTAATGACCAAATCGTGCAGCGTCTATCTGACACCGCCTTCATCCCCTTCGATCCAGCTAACTCGGATTACCAAGCCTATCTTCAGTGGTTGGCTGAAGGCAACGAACCGGAACCCGCAGATCAACCCAACACGGAAGGCAGGGCCGATGTGTGAGTACCCTAGTCGTAACAAATTTATCATTAGGTGCCGGTGGGTTGCCTGATGGTTCAGTCCTAACGTCTGACATTGCGGATGGCGCAATCACTGGACCAAAGATAGCCGCAGGTGCTGTATCAGCGGCTGATCTTGATGGCAATCAAACTGGCTCTGCGCCGATCTATGGATGTAGAGCCTGGGTTAACTTTGATGGAACCAGAAATGAAGCTGGTACCGCCAACACCTCCAACACCAATAGATTTATCAGAGCAAGCGGCAACGTCACTTCGGTTTTACGAAACGGTGTTGGTGACTATACGATCACCTTCACTACAGCAATGCCGAATGCGAACTACGCTGTCACTGGAGCTTCCAAGCGAGGCGCTGCAAATAGCCGTGGCTGTATGTTCGAATCCCATCCAACAGTGGCAGAGACCACAACATCCTGCACGGTAAGAGCACTCACCGTTGATACCAGCCCCGGCCCTATGGATGCATCAGCTATTCAAGTTGCCATTTTCTGTTGAGAACTATTTTAAATGACATATTCCGACACCACAAAGCACCTTGTTGATGCTGCTTCAGTGGTTACTGTGGTGGGAACGATAACACAGTACCTACCTGCCGTAGCCGCATTATTCACCATCGTGTGGACTCTCATTAGAATCTGGGAGACTAACACGGTGCAATCCTTCTTTGGACGCAAACAATCAGATGAACAAAGCCGATGAACAGGCCCTAGGGTCTCTCCATGGCAAACTCGCTGAGATCTTGAAGGACGCTATCAGCCAGGACTACATCGACCCCGATACTGGTATGAAGCTCCCTCCTCCAGCGGCTATCCTCAATGTCGCTAGGCAATTCCTAAAAGACAACAAGATTGAGGCCATAGCTGCTGAGGGTTCTCCCCTAGCTGGTCTTGCCGATCTCCCGGTCTTTGACGATGAGACTACCGTAGTCCCCATCAGGAAGGCCTCGTAGACCTACCGTAGAACGCCTAGGAGACGTTTTCTGGGGGTGGGTGGCACCTACCTAGCCACCTACCCTTAGAACGTCTCTAAAGCCCATTTAACGAGCCTATGAGCAATAATAGAGTTCTTACCGATTTCAGAGTATTTGCGTATGTAGTTTGGCAACACCTGAATCTCCCTGAGCCTACCCCGGTTCAGTACGATATTTGCAACTATCTCCAGCATGGTCCTAAGCGTTCAGTCATCGAGGCCTTCCGTGGTGTAGGTAAATCCTTCCTCACCTCAGCCTTCGTAGTCTGGATACTCCTCAATGATCCCCAGAAGAAGATCTTGGTTGTCTCGGCATCCAAGGAACGAGCTGATGCCTTCTCGACATTCGTGAAGAGGCTGATCAATGAGATGCCCCTGCTCCAACACTTGAGGCCTAAGGAAGGTCAACGGGACTCCGTGATCTCCTTCGACGTAGGCCCAGCATTAGCTGACCATTCTCCTTCGGTTAAATCCGTGGGTATCACAGGTCAGCTCACGGGATCTCGTGCAGACATTATCGTGGCTGACGATATCGAGACCCCAGGTAACTCAGCCACCCAGATGATGAGGGATAAGCTCTCAGAGCTAGTCAAGGAATTCGACTCTGTGTTGAAACCCTTGGATACCTCCCGGATCATCTACCTCGGTACCCCTCAGCTAGAGATGTCCTTGTACAACTCCCTAGCCGAACGTGGGTATGAGACAAGGATCTGGCCAGCACTGTACCCTGAGATAGCCAAGGTACCTTCCTATCAGGGGAAGCTTGCACCACTGATCACGAGAAATCTGGAATCAGAGCCTGAGAAATCCGGACAGCCCACAGACCCCCGAAGGTTTGGTGAGGAAGACCTGATGGAACGTAAGGTGTCCTATGGACGAGCAGGGTTTGCCTTGCAGTTCATGCTGGATACCTCTCTGAGTGATGCCGACAGGTATCCTCTGAAGATCTCAGACCTGATCATCCAGCACCTGAACCCTGAGATGGCTCACACCAAGGTAGCCTGGGCAGCAGCTCCTGATCTGGTGATCAACGACATCCCTAATGTGGCTCTGACCGGAGATAAGTTCTACCGGCCCATGTGGCATGAGAAAGACATGACCGAGTACACAGGATGTGTCATGGCAATTGACCCCTCAGGACGAGGCTCAGATGAGACAGGCTATGCCATAGTCAAAGTCCTAGCTGGTACCATGTACCTAGTGGCAGCAGGAGGTCTAGCTGGAGGGTACTCTGATGAGACCCTAGAGAAACTCGCTAGACTCGCCAAGATGCACAAGGTCAACCATGTCATCGTGGAAGCTAACTTCGGTGATGGTATGTACACCAAGCTCCTGACACCCATCATGTCGAAACACCACAGATGCCTTATGGAGGAAGTCCGACACTCCACCCAGAAGGAGATGAGGATCATCGACACCCTAGAGCCTGTGATGTCCACACATAGACTTGTGGTTGACCAGAGGGTCATTGAGCAGGACTACAACTCAGCCAATGATGTGAAGTACTCCCTGTTCTACCAGATGACCAGGATCACCAAGGACAGAGGAGCCTTGATCCATGACGATAGACTCGATGCCCTAGCCATGGCTGTAGGCTACTGGGTCGAACACATGGCTAAGGACCAAGACAAGGCAGTCTCCTCGATCAAGCAAGAGAACCTCGACAAGGAACTGAGGAAGTTCATGGGGAATGCTATAGGGGTAACCCCTAGGAAATCCTCATGGATGTCCGGTAATGCAGCCCTAAGATAATCAAGGACTTATCCTTTTATTGCTCAATTGGAATAGGTAGCTATTCCGGGGGATGACTTTAGTGGGCACAATTGGCCCTTAAGGTTCTGGCTTGGCCAGGCTAGTCCTTATGTGTGCTCACGATGTGGACAAACATAATGACTTTCCTCTCGACCCTTTAGAAATCTATGGGGGGTCGGGGGGAAAGCTAGAGCCTATGTGGCTACGATATGGTGATTAGAGACACCATGGATATCCTGAAGTATACAAGGATTCCCTTATACATACTTAGATTTCCCTATAGATAACCCATGGATATCCCTAAAGACAGACCTACAGCATTGGCTCTAGGTGTCTCTCTGTATCACGGTAATGAGTGTCATCATTGTATGACCACCATCAAGAGAGTAAAAAGATATGATTGCCTTGAGTGTCACAAGAGATCCTCCAAGGCATGGGTCAAGGACTACTGGAAGACAGCTAAAGGTAAGGCTCTGAAGAGAACCTATAGCCGTCTCCGTAAGGCTGACCAGAGGAATGCTTTAGTCTCTTGGGCTTGTCTAGAGACGATCTCAGACTTCTATGCTGAAGCTAGGTATCTGGGGATGCACATTGATCATATCATCCCCTTGAAGCATCCTGAGGTCTGTGGGCTGCATGTTGAGGGTAACCTCCAAGCTCTGAGTCCTGAGGAGAACCTGAGGAAGAGCAATAAGTGGGAGCTAGAGGTGGTCTGAGGGGGTCCAAAAGTTTTACCTAAAAAATCTGAGGTGGTAACTCGACCACAAGCACATGGCGATTCCCCCCTCGGCCCCTCTCGTTTCCCTCGGATTTGCTCTGGATTGTCCCGCGGGTTGTCACATGATGCTGTAACCCGTTGATTTTCCTAGGATATCAGAGGATTAAATATACTCTGCCCTCATGTTTTGCCCTCTAAATCAGGGTGAGGATGGGACTATATGCTTTCTCGTGCATATACATGAGTTAGCATCGGTCGCGTTTCGCTATTTCATATTGTGAAATGTGATCGGTGGCCTTTCGATACCCATGGGTCACCTTCAGCTCCACCTAATGAAACCCTAGAGTTTCCCTATCGATCCCTCACAATCGATAGTAACAATCAATTTGATTTTTTTCCTATCTGCACCGATACTCTGTGCATACCGCGAGATAACAGCGGGATAACTCGGAGCTAATCAAATGAAAACCCTAGACCAATACCTGACAATCCTAGGCCTTACCTTAATGGTCCTCTCCACTTTCGCATTGCATCAAGATATATTCACCACAGGTGAAGCTGTCGCAGGATTCACCGTTGGAATCTGTAGCTATATTTATGGTGGCATCAATTTGATTCTGTCAGAAGGCAAGGGCTGATCATGCAAAGCCAATTCAAGGAACCTATTGATCTATTAGTCTCTGAAGATCACTACAATGCCTGTCCCTTCGACGGTTCTAGGACTGATCTATTAGAGATCCGTGAGGGTTACTCTGTGGAATGTTGCTCACAATGTAATAAGCTTTTCAATTTTTGGGATGAGTGAGACCATGGAAGAGGTCAAGTTTGAATTGTTTTTCATTGGCTACCTTTTGACGATGGGTAGCCTGTTATTTCTT